TGCTAGGATTGCATCCGAGCACGGCATCGTTGGTTCACATGCCGAAGATGACGGAAGCGGAGGCGGACAAGAAGCGTAAAGAGGCAAAGAGGCTAAAGCTTCGCGACATCACCATTCCGCCACCTCTAGATCCTGCTCGTCGGCTCAAGTGCGAGTCTGATCCTGCTTTGTGGCTCTCGACCTACTTTCCCGAAAAGTTCTTCGAGGGATGGACTGAGGATCGCTTGGCGATGGTGCATTCCATTATCGACGCTGCTCGTTACGGCGGGGATCAATCGATTGCAGGGCCACGGGGCGAGGGCAAGACAACCTTGGCAATCCTCACGGCTCTTTACTTGATGATCCGTCGACTATCGACCTTTCCGGTAGTCATCGGAAAGAACGCTGACAAAGCAAAAAAGGAAGTGCGGGACATCGTTGAGCAACTCCAACAAAATGAAATCTTCGCGGCTGACTACCCTGAGATCGCCATTCCGTTTCAGGCTGTCGGAGGTTGGTCGAGTAGAGGCAGGATGCAGACTTGCCAAGGGCAACCTACCAACATCGTCATCGGGCCTGAGTTCTTTGTGTTCCCGACGATCACCAGGGAACAGCTACCGGGATGGCCATTGGAGATCGAGCCTGCTTCATGCGGTCAGGTGCTTTACTCCCTTGGGATCGACGGTGCGATCCGAGGTACCAAGTATCGAAGCAGACGACCAACGCTTGCCATTATCGACGACATCGAGGATAGGGAAGCGGCGGCAAGCGAAACGACCATCGATAAGAACGAGGAAGTGATCGAACAAGACATTGCTGGGCTCGGTCAATCTTCAGAGCGGATCCCGCGGGTCATGCTTTGCACGATCCAAAATCGCAAGTGCATTGCGTATCGTTACACCGATCCGAAGATCAAGCCATCTTGGAGGGGCAAGCGATACCGCAAGCTCGTTACCAAGCCCGATCGGATGGATCTAATTGAGAAGTACATCGACCTAAGAAAGGGACGCAAAGATAACGATCCAGACGCTAGGGAGGCTTTCCGCTTTTGGCGCGACAACCAAGAGGACATCGAGCGCGGATCGGTCGTCAGCAATCCACACAGCTACAGCAAAAAGACTCACAGCGACGGCGAGCCGATGGAATTGTCAGCGGTGCAAAGCTACTTCAATCGAGTGGCTGACGTTGGACAGAAAGCAGTATCTACCGAGATCGACAACGATCCACCAGAGGAAGCCGGGCCAATGGGACTTGGCATCACTCCTGCCTTGGTCGAGTCGAGGATCAGCGGTTTGGTTCGTCGTCAGTTGCCTGCAAATACCGTGGCACTTACAGCGGCAATCGACCTTGGAAAATACTACCTGCATTGGGTCGTTTCCGCCTGGTGGCATGGGGCCGGAGGCGTTGTGGCCGATTACGGCATCCAACAGGTTTACGGGACGGATAAGAGCATGGATCACGAAGCCAGCGAGCCGATGATCTATCAGGCCTTGCTATCGCTTCGGGATGAGTTGCTAACTAAAGAATTCAGCGACACAACAGGCATTCGCAGAACCATCGATTTTTGCTTTGTGGATTCAGGTGCATTCACCAACGCGGCTTACCAGTTCTGTCGTGAGGTTGGCGGGATCTTTCATCCTAGCAAGGGTCAAGATCCGTACCATCGAAAGGCTAAGTCTACATCGACGACGATTGCAGGGGCCAACCTTCACGCTCAAAAGCTTCCGTCCTCAAACGTCTGGCTTTACGAGCTCGACACAAGCTATTGGAAGCAATTCATCCATGAAAGGTTTATGACTCCGACTTTCGACGAGTCAAACATGCTTCGGCGCGGTTCGCTTTCGTTGTTCGCACTTGAGGAAGAACGCAGACATAGCCAGTACGCGCAGCATATCGCAGCGGAAGAACTGGTGACGAAGTTTACTGAGGGCAAGGGAACCAAGACCTATTGGATGGTTAAGGACAGCAACAACCACTGGCTTGATGCAACCTACATGGCAGCGGCGGCTAGTGAGGCTTGCGGCGTAAAGTTGATTGCTCCAAGTGAGATCGAGGTGCAACCGAAGCACGTTAGCGGCGATCAGCCTAAGCCTGTTAAGCAGGCTCCAAAGGCGTACCAACACGGACGCAATCTAAGACAGAGGCAGGGCGGGTGGATTCCAAAACGGAGGTATTAGGATGGCGAAGAAAAGCAGGAAGCAATCAGGCGAATCGGTACAGCAAACGGCAACAATCGAGCAACAACCGATCGAGCCTATCTACCGTCAATTCACTCCGAGACCTTGCACGATGTGCGAAACCAGGCGACCGCATGGAACGAATGCAAGCTACGTTTATTGCACTCGCGGCAAGATCCGTTTTTGCAAATGCAAGAACTGCAACCACACTTGGAGCCAGGAAGGTAAGTAATTTTTTATTGACTGTACTAGGCTAATGGTACAGGCTTATTGAGAATGTTTGCTCTCCATGCAATCCTTTGTGCATGGCATCAGCGGCAAGTCTGTTAACGCTCATCGACGCAGCTATTGAGGCTCTCCTTACCGGAGGGGCTCAGCAGTATTCTATTGGCTCTCGGACGGTTACCAAACTTGACCTGAAGTCGCTCTTTGAAGAACGACGAATGTTGCAGCAACAGGTCGAGCGTGAAAGCGGTTCCGGTGGCGTGACTCTTGGCAGATTGTCGAGGGCTCGTCGATGATCGGCAAGATGCTCGATTCTGTTATCACGGCTATCAGCCCCACGGCTGGACTTCGACGGGCTCAGGCTCGAAAGGTGCTCAGGTCTTTTACAGGTGCCGAGCCATCGAGAATCTCATCGAGTCGCAAGCCAAAGAACAATCCAGCGGACATGGAGCTGTCAGGGCCATTTGGGGCTGATACTCTTAGGGCATGGGCTCGGGACTTGGTGCGGAACAATGCTTACGCATGGGGCGTTGTAGATACCATCGTTTCGTCGGTGGTTGGGTGTGGCATAAAGGCCCAAAGCCAGTTCGAGACTCCAAGCGGCGACGACATCGAATCGATCAATGACCAACGGGACAAGATTTGGTCAGAGTGGGCCGAAGTTTGCGACGTAAACGGGAAATACACTCTCGACGAAATCCAGGCTATTTGCCAACGCGAAATGGTCGAGGCTGGCGAGGTGCTTGTACGGCTAATTAGAACGCCTGGCAAGGTCTATCGAGGAATCTATCGGCCAGTCCCATTGGCTCTCGAATTGATTGAAGCAGACAGGCTTGCAGGGGACAAGGACAACTACGCAGCGCGGTTAACTCCGGCTGGTGACAATCGTATCATTCGCGGTGTCGAGGTTGACGATCTTGGTCGTCCGGTTGCGTACTGGATTTACAAAGACCATCCATTGCAACCCTACGCTGTGACTAGAACTCCAGAGCGAGTACCTGCCCATGAAATCATGCACCTATACAGGCAGGATCGCATCGGTCAAACGAGGGGCGTTACTTGGTTTGCTCCGGTGGTAACTCCGGTGCGGGATCTTGGTACTTATCTTGACAACGAACTACAGGCTTCGGCTGTGGCAAGTTGTTTCACTGTTGCCATCAAGACTGATACGCCACTTGGAAATCTGATCGAGCCCGATGGAGTCGGCAACACTGACGACGCAGGCAACAGCTATAGCCATGTCGAGCCAGGAATGGTGATGAACCTTCGACCGGGTGAAGATGTCGTAGGTCTTAATCCTGGCCGTCCTAACTCAGCGGCAGAGCCTTGGATCGCTTTGATCCTAAGACAGATCGCAGTCGGTACAGGGCTCTCGTATGAAACGGTAGCAAGGGACTACAGCCAGACATCCTACAGTTCAAGCCGAACGAGCCAATTGGAAGATCGTCGGCGGTTTCGATGTTGGCAGAAATACTTGATCCGTCATTTGCTTCAGCCAGTTTGGGATGCTTTTCTTGATGCGGCGGCACTCAGTTCCCTACCCTCGTTTCCCACCTCCAGCGAGTTGCTGAGTGACCGTCGCACTTTTGCCCCTGTTGAGTGGATGACACCCGAATGGGAATGGGTCGATCCTCAATCCGAGCAAGCAGCGGCGAAGGATGCGATCGAATCATTCATGAGCGACTACCAAACCGAATTGGGTGCAAGGGGTCGATCGTGGAAAGCAGTCATGTACCAACGCGCCAAAGAGAATGCACTTAAAAAGAAGCTTGGTTTGTTGACACCACAAGAACAACAGCTAGCAATCTCTGCGGCTCAATCATCCGCACAAGGCCAAGAGTCAGCACTTGCAAAGCAAGCAGATGACATGGCACAGCGAATGTCTGACATTGCGGAAAGCGAGGTAGCCAATGCCTTATGACGCAAAGACTACAGCGGCTTGTCCTATCGCTAAACCTTGGGGCGTGTTCAAAAGCGACGAACGTCAACTTATGGGATGCCATGCAAGCGAGGCCGACGCCAACGATCAGATCGCGGCATTGTACGCATCGGAACAGATCGAGCGTGCAAAGTATGACGGCATTGACTTTACGCCTCCTGAGGGAGTGCGTGAGGAAGCTAAGCAGGGTCTTGAGTGGAGACGCGAACACAATCGCGGCGGAACTCCTGTTGGAGTTGCTAGGGCTCGCGATTTGTCGAACGGCAAAGAGATTAGTCCTGATACCATCGGACGCATGGTCAGCTACTTTGCTCGTCACGAAGTGGACAAGAAAGGCGAAGGATGGAAGCCAGGTCAAAAAGGATTTCCGTCAGCGGGTCGGATCGCTTGGGCTCTTTGGGGCGGTGATGCAGGTCGATCTT